TAAACACTTCATCTAATGTTTTGACTTATACTAAAAATAATGGATTGCTGCCAACGACTAATATAGATGCATCTATACAAGTTTATCAAAACGGACAAAAATTAATAGCATCTCAATACATCATTACGCAGCCAGACACTATTACCATTGACACTAATACTCATTACGATGGTTCAAATTACATTGTATTTGCAATAAACATAAACTAATGGAAGAAATTAAGGCACCAAAAAAAGAAAGGAAATTTTTAAAAGCCATTGGAAATATTGGCAAAGTTTTAGCGGAGGAATTAGTTATGGGAATAGCAAGAAAGTTTATCGGAAAAGCCATTGACAAAGTAGGAAATAAAAAACAAGGTCTTGTTATTGCTTTTATTATTTTGGCTTCATCTTTTGTTTTTGCCCAATTTCCTACAAATACTAATAAGCAAAGATTAGGTTTCCAGACAACCGCGGACGGTCTTGTATGGCGTGGTTCAATTTCTGACACAGCGAGTATTCAACCCGTATCAAATCAAAACGCCTGGGTTATTCTTGATACCGTTAACCTTAAAATATACTCATTTGATTTTACTTCAAACGTTTGGAGTCAAGTAGGCGGCTCGGCATTTGCACAACCAATAGACTCCTTATTTTTTAAAACAAGTGTTCCTCCTAACAATGTGGACACGGCAAAAATGCGATGGGACAATGAACTTGGAACGGTTGTTTTAGGAATGTATGATGCAGTTCCCAATGAATTAGGATTCAAAAACTTTTGGCTTGTCAAGAATCAGACAGGCTCAATCATTACAAAAGGAAGTCTTGTTTATGCTAATGGCACGGTGGGAGCAAGCGGCAGAATAACAGTTGCAAAATTTATAGCCAATGGCACTATTGATGCTAAATATTTATTAGGCATAACTGCACACGATTTAAGCAACGGTGAAGATGGTTACGTTATTTCTTTTGGAAAAATAAGACAGGTTAATACTGATACTTTTGCGGCTGGTGCTATTCTTTATCCTTCGCCAACGGTGGCAGGTGTTTGGACGGACGTAGAGCCCATTGCGCCAAATCTTGATATGCCTATTGGCTTTTGTATAAATTCAAGTTCAAATAATGGAACAATAGCCATTCGTGTAGCATCGGGGTATAAGTTAGATGAATTACACGACGTAGCTATTTCTTCGCCTGTTACAAATGCTTCTTTATATTATTCAGGTGGATTATGGCGCGACACAACGCCAACTCTTTTAGTTAGCGATACCGCCACAATGTTAGCCAACTATGCAACCAAAGCATACGCAGATACAAGTGGAAGATTTTACGCAAGACAGGATTTTACGAATGTTTCTTCAAGTACTTTGACTTGGACGCAAAGTGACACATTAGTAGTTGGTGGCGTAAATGTAGTGCAAGTTTACCGGAATGGACAAATCTTATTACCTACTCAATATACCATACCTACTAATGCCTCCGTTGTCATTGGTGCAACGGCTTATAAAGTAGGTGAAAATTATACGGTAATTTTTCCCCGTGGTGGCGGTGCAGGAAGTGGAGGAGGTAGCGGATCACTTACCTCAATATCTGGAGGCACAGGAATAATTGTCAATCCAAATCCAATCACAACCACGGGCACGGTGTCGGCTGACCTTTCTGTTTTAATGGAGTTAACAGACACATCGTTATTAAACCTTACTTCTAGATTTGCGACTAAATTAAATGCAGCGGACACGGCTTCATTATCTACTAGAATAGATGCAAAAGGAACGGGCACGGTGACAAGTGTTGGCTCAGGCTTCGGCTTGCTCGGTGGTACAATCACCACAACGGGTACTTTACGTTTAGATACCACAACCATTTACGCAAGGTTGCAAGATTCGATTAACGTTGCCATTGGTGGCGATACCATAAAGATTTTAAAACAAGAATATCAACCAGCCTCATCAAGTGTTTTGACGTGGACAATTACGCCAAAATTTCCCATTCAATTAAAGGCGTATATTTTGGTGTTTAGAAATGGACAACTATTGAATAACGACCAATATAATTTAACTGACACAAATAAAATTACCATTGTTTCCACATCATTTAAAATAGGTGCAAATTATACCGTCGCAACCGTTAGTGGAATTGGTTCTGTCGGATCGGCTCAGGCAGGAAATCCTGTTTATCCAGAGGCAGGCATAGCCTTATCAACGGGCACAACGTGGGCCTCTTCAATTACAAATAATTCATCGAATTGGAATACAGCATTTACGGATAGACTAAAATGGGATGGAGGTAGTACGGGTTTAGTAGCATCTACAGGAAGAACAAGTTTAGGCGGCACAACGGTAGGGCAGTCAATGTTTACTTTAACTAATCCTTCTGCCATTACCTTTCCACAGTTTAACGCGGATAACAGTGTTTCGGCATTGTCGGCAGCTTCGTTTCGGAGTGCCATAGGAGGCGGCACAGTTACAAGTGTAACGGTGTCTGGAACAAGTGGAAATCCTTTATCTATTTTAAATACAACTACCACGCCAGTCATTGAATTATTAAGTGCAACAAGCGCAAGAAATGGGTATTTAACTTCAACCGATTGGACTACATTTAATAACAAACAAGCCGCTTTAGGATTTACGCCAGCAAATAGTACAATCACTATAGCAACAACCGCACCATTACAAGGAGGAGGCAATTTAACGACAGATAGGACTTTATCTATTTTATCTGCTTCGGAAACTCAAAGCGGAATAGTAAATACAAGTTCTCAATTATTTGGCGGAAGCAAGGTTTTTAAAAATAGAGTTACTATTGATTCTGTGTTTACTTTAAATACTACCTCTTCTATACCTACTCAAATTTTAGGTATTAATACAACAGGCAATGTTAACTCTGTAGGTAAATTTACTTTAGGTTCTGGATTAAATATAACTTTAGGTGGCATATTACAAGCTGATACCACATTTTTATTTACACAGTCAGATACTTTAAGTCTTAACCTTACTTCAAGATTTGCGGCAAAATTAAATTTATCGGATACCTTAAGTATGTTAAGCAAATATTTAAGAAGAGCGGATACGACATCTATGTTACTGCCTTATTTAAGAAGAGCGGATACGACTTTAATGTTAACGCCTTACCTCCGTAAAGCTGACACCACATCTATGTTATTACCATACTTTCGAGATGCTGATACAACCGCATTAAACCTTACTTTAAGATTTGCGGCAAAATTAAATTATACTGATACTTCATTTTTGTTTACTCAATCAGATACTAATCAACTTAATTTAACAAATAGATTTGCAACAAAGCAAAACACATTAAACGGCACGGGATTTGTCAAGGCATCGGGAACAAATATAACGTATGACAATTCAAGTTACCTTCGCACGGGCTTGGCTGATTCAACTTATTTAAAATTGACAGGGGGAACATTGACGGGTAATTTAGTGGTAAATGGCACAACAAGATTAATAGGCAATGTAGCTATAAATACAACAACTGCCTATAAGCCATTAGAAGTTTGGTCAAACGCAAATGATTTTGTTAGTGTTGGTGTTAAAGATTTAAATTATGGTGAATATTCTGGCATTCATTTTGGTTACGTTGAATCTAATAGTCAATATCGGAAAAGCGCAATTGTTTTTCAAAGAACAGATTATGGAATAGGTGATGCGTCTGGCAAAATACACTTTTTAAATGTACCATCTTTTTTAGCTGGGACAAATGCAAGTTTATCCTACGCACGAATGACTATAAATAGTAATGGCAATGTTGGTGTAAATGACACTTTACCATCGTCTACATTATCAGTCAACGGCACGCTCGGTGTAACAGGCGCAGCCACGTTATCAAGTACCCTTGCTGTCACAGGAGATATAACCGAAAATGGCAACAATGTTCTTACAAACCTTGACACGGTTAGCCTAAGTAATCGCATTAACGGAAAAGTAGGTTTAACTGGAAATGAAAGTATATCTGGAACTAAAACATTTAATAGCCTTGTTAATTTATCTTCTAATTTAATACTAATTGGTTCTTATTCAAGTACAAATAAATTGCTTGGTAAAAATTCAAGCGATGGTGTTGGTAATATTACTGTTGGCTCAGGATTAAATTTAACAAGTGATGTTTTAAATGTAAATAGTAAAATTACAAATATAGATACATCTCAATATAGTATTACATCAACTGATGTATACATAGATAATAAAAATAGTTCATCTACAACAATTATATTGCCATTAGCTGGACTAAATGTTTTTCGAGAATTAAAATTTAAAAACTCATCTACTGGCGCATTAATAGCAAATGGTAATATTATTCCTTTAAGTGGAAGCGGTACAACAACAACAATACTTCCAGCAACAAACGCAAAATGGTGTACATTGGTAAGCGATGGAACTGACTGGATTATAATGCAAGCAAATTAAAAAACAAAAACATGAAACAACTCCTTCCCCTTTTCCTCTTCCTTTTGCCTTGCCTTGTCTTGGCACAATATCCAACTAATGGCAACCAAAAAATAACACTTGGAGAACAGACGACTGCCGACGGGCTTATTTATCGGGGCGTACTTGCGGACACAGGTATCATTACCCCGTCAAGCGATACAAGCGCGTACATTATTCTTGATACGGTTAATCATAGATTTTATAATTACAACCGTGCTACAAATGTTTGGAGCATGGCTGGCGTTGGTTCTATCTCATCAGGATTAACAGGTGTTTTGCCTGTTGCAAATGGGGGTACGGGACAAAATACATTGACGGCAAACAAGGTTATGGTTGGCAATGGAACAAGCGGAGTTTTAACACCAACGGAATTACATTGGAATAATTCCCAAAAAAGACTTGGAATTGGTGTTAATAATCCATCCGAAGAATTAGAAGTTTTTGGAAACGCAAGAGTTATAGATACTTTAAGAACAAGATTTACTTCGTATGATTTAACCCACAATAATAATCTATCAGGTATTTCTGATTTTGTAGTTTTATCACTAAGAGTATATGGTAAAGAATCTACAGCATTATTATTTGGAGATTCAGCAAAAAATAATACTTATTTAGTGATGATTCCTCAGACATCACCTGTTGGTTCTTTAAATATTGGAAATACAGGTAGTGGAAATTTAAATTTATATACAGCCTCCACTTTAAGAACAAGATTTACTACTAATGGTGAAATATGGATGGGTTATAATACAGATCAGGGAAATTATAGATTACAAGTTCAAGATAGCGTATATATAGGAGGCAATGTTAGTGCCGCAGCATATACTACACGTTCTGATTATAATTTAAAAGATGATATTTTTAATTTAAAATATGGTTTAAATGATGTTTTAAAATTGCAGCCTGTTGAATATACATATAAAAGTAATGGTAGTAAACAACTTGGTTTTATTGCTCAAGATATTGGTACAATTTTACCAGAAGTAGTGAGTTTTGAGGAATCAATGTCTGTAAATTATCAAGCCATTATTCCTATTCTCACAAAAGCCATACAAGAGCAACAAGCCCTTATTAAAGCCCTTGAACAAAGAATTATTAACCTTGAAAATAAATAAAATGAGATACCTATTTTTATTCCTTCCCTTGTTTTCCTTTGCGCAAGACGTTGTAAAAGACACAGTGTATATCCAAAAGCAAGGCAACATTTATTACATTATTCAGCAAACAACTTTGTCTGATAGTACCGTCACAGGCTCAAAGCAAATCTTAGGCGATAGTGCAACTGCTATTCAAAGCCTTGTTACCGATGCTGAAAGGCAAAGCAACACGTTAGCTATTCATGCAAAGCCTATTATTACAAAGGGCAAAGCCGTACAAAGGATTAATTATTACAACGACTTACACGTTCAAATTAGTGGCAAGCCTGTTTATTTTACAACGGCTCAACGGGACACAGCAAAGTTTATAGGAGACTGGAGGCTAAATTTTAACGGTGAAATTATAGATGGTGTTATTGAGTTAAATGTAAACAAGCGTTTAATTTTTAATCCTGATAATGGCAAAGTTTATACGATTTCAACCAACTTACTTTTAGCCACATTTACTAATCAAATATCCTTTACCTTTAACGGTATTAAATACGATTTATATAAATATGCTGAGGGCAAATTTTCAACCGTGGACGGGGATGTTAGGCTAATAAAACTTGAATAATGAAAGCAATAATTTATAACCTTTTAAAAGTCGGCTACGACGGTGTTTTGTTCTCCATTTGTTGTGGAGTGCTATTCTCTTTTTTCCTTCCCATTAAACATTTTTTGATTTTTACAATCTTTGTTGTTTTCGCGGATACAGTGACGGGAATCTTGGCAGCTAAGAAAAGGAAAGAGCCAATAACAAGTAAAGGGCTATATCGCACATCGCAAAAGATACTAACCTATTTCTGCGGTATTATGATTTTTCACGGCGCAAGTATAACTTTTGGGCTGCCTTCGCAGATTGTTTATTCAGTTAGTTTCTTAATAGCATTCACGGAGCTATATAGTATTTCGGAGAACATAAAATCAATTACGGGCGTTAATTTGGCAACAACCATTCTTAAATTCTTTAAGCGTTAAACATGGAGAAAATAAAAACGCATTCAACAATTTTAGAAACTTTAAAAAAACATAATATGCAGACTAATTTAAAAGAAGCGTTAAAAAATGCAGACACAGTAAAGTCACCGCTTGGCGATATAGCTTGTTACTCAATGAACTTTGCGGAGCTTGCAGGAGAGGTGAACATTTTTATGGAAGGTAATAAAGTCAAGTTCACATGGAGGCAATATATCCAACTAGCTCAAATCATTTGGGACAAAATTAAAGAAACAAGCCGCGAATGTGCTGGAAAGGAGATTATAGTGACCGTACCTCCTAAATTTTCTTTGATTTCCGCAGCTTTTTCGTTAATCGGATTTAAATTATAGGCGCAGAAGAATCGCTACCTTATGCGGCTTCAGGGAGGTATATTGATTTATGCCTCCCTTTAAAATTGTAAATTATGAATAAAAACGAATTTTGTATATTTCTCGATGCTGGTCATGGTGGTATAAATCCTAAGGTGAAATTACCAAATGGATATACAACATATCCTGCTAAATGTGCGCAACACAATAATGGCAGCTTTCATTCCTACGGATGGTTTTTTGAAGGTGTGTTTAACCGGGCCGTTGTGCAATATATTGAACAATATTTAAATGATTGGGGATTTATCACAATGAAAGTTTACGATGAAACATTAGACACATCATTAAGCAAAAGAGTAACGAAAGCAAACTTTGCAGCTAAGAATTATAAAGCATCATTATATTTAAGCATTCATGGCAATGCAGCTGAAAACAAAAGTGCTAGAGGATGGGAAGTTTTTACTTCTCCAGGACAAACCAAATCTGATATTTATGCAGAATTTTTATTTAAGGAAGTAAAACAAAGTTTTCCTAATTGGATTTTTAGGGCTGATTTAATCGATGGCGATCATGATAAGGAAGATAGATTTTACGTTTTAACTCAAACTAATATGCCTTCAGTTTTATCTGAAAACGGTTTCTTTACTAATTATCATGATGCAAAATTAATGTTTGATACAGACTTTCAAAAGAAATTAGCTTTATGCCACGCTAGGGCTGTTGGCGATTATATAGAAAAAATAGGTATAATTCTATAAAATGGAAAGGGCTAGACATTTGCCTAACCCTCTTATTACCACTAATTAACAAAATGTAATCAACCTAACTTATATATTTCTTTAATAAAGTTAACGCTAATTCTCTAACATTATCTCCATTTGATTCTTTATAAATTTTGTACGCTATCGTAATCATTCTTCCTGATTCCATCATGTCCATTGGTGCTCTTAAATCTTTCATCAATGGTTCCATATAAAATTTAAGCATTGTTATTCTTGCTACTGTACCTTCAGCATATCTGATAGGTTTTGGATATTGCCTAGAAATTTTTTCAATCTCTTTCCATGTTGAAACACTAATGCCGTCTATTATTTCACTATTTTTTTTCATGTTTTTGGTAATTTTTAGCCTGTAAAGCCAGAGTAAAACAATCTATTTCGTCCTGACTTATTTTGGCTGGTTTGAAATCTGGTTCAAATTTGTAGCCTTCACTTTGAAAGACTTTCATAAATATTTCTTTGCCCCATTTTTTACCCTTTTGTTCTGGGGAAATATTGTAGGCTTCACATCCATTTTCCTTAATCCATTCGTAAGCTATTCTCGAAGCGGCTTGGTTCATGCCTACATTTCGAGACATACGGGAAAGGATCGCGCGGTTAATGGAATAATTAAAGGTTACATTCTGAAGGCTACTATCTTCCACTAAAACAACAGCGTTTGGATAATCCATATGCCAGTAAAAAGAGTCTTCCAAAAAATCTACAAATCTTTTGTATTTTTTAAATTCAACTTCTTTGTTTGGCTTAATAAAACACGCTGCCATACCGTTTAGTCTAATTGATGGGTCAACTCCGATGTATGTTTTCAAAATAATGATAATTGATATGAAGTAATATTTCTTCTAATGTTTTTAGGTACTTCTTCGTTTTTTATTTCAACAATGCTTTTACGCTTTCTCCTACGCTTTATAATTTTTGGCTCATTAATACCGTAAGCTTCAACTCCCTTATCTACAAAGTTTATTTCCAAAAGATAGCCAAAAACAATGATAGTTCCAACAAATAAAAACATAGTTATATATTCGCCACCTTCGTAGTGTTCTTGCAATCCAAAGAATATTTCTATTAAAGCCACAATAGTTGCTCCTAGTGCTATTTTAGGTGGGTAAGTACTTCTACCTTTAGTGGGATTAAGAAAGTCCATGAAAACGACGGCAAACC